TCTTTATATATAGTGGTAATCAAAGTATCAGATAATGTAGAATCATCTGATACTTCCATTTTAACCGGACTTGTATCATCTGTTATTACAGATTCAGATACAATATCATCTATAGCTAACTCAACTTCAGCGTGCATAGACATATATCTATATTTGTTAATTAACTCAGAATCAGTTTTAAAAGTATTGTCAAAATTAAAATAAGAACCAGAAAAATTGGCAGAATTAACTACTACCGCATTTTCTGGTTGCTCTTCAGTCTTTTGAACAAAGGATTTTAATTCTTTCTTCTTTGTTTTGCCTAATGTAAATCCAAATAATTTCATTATATATTCACCTTGTTAATCAGTTGGTAATACTAATCCAGATAATGCAACCTCATCATGCTGCTCTTCATGCCAGTTATATGCGAATGTTACTGTATACTCTTCTATTGCATCATTTGTATCCCATCCTAACTCAATAGATGAAATTTCAGTAGGATATGATCCCTTTAAAAAAACAGCAAATGTAGGTTTTAAATCTTGTCCTAACTGGACAACCTTTAATGTTGCCCGAATTTGGTTATTCATGAGAGCATATTGTCCATTAGAACAACATGCCTTTTGCCATGTTGATAATATTTTCCTGATAGAATATTTCTCATCATTCAAAACAGTTATAGACCACGTATCATGAGTTCTATTACCAACTGATTTAATTGAACGCCCCATATATGGAACATCAATTGACCCAATAGTATCAGATGGTATGCTGCTAGCTTTAGCTAAGAATGGAATTTCAGTTGCCATAGTAGTAAAGTCAGTCTGAAACTTATCAATCTCTGGTGTGGTGAAATCATCCCTACCTTGTAATAAACCTGGTATTGAAGAATCTTCACCACCATCACCAACTTCACTAGTTATCATAATATAAAATAGATTTGGTCTAGCTAAATTTGTAGGCCCGGCAACCTTGTTCTTAAAATTATTTAAATCCATTGCCATAAATCACCCCTAACCTGTTTTAGTCCAATAATTATAGGCAAAAGTCACAGTATATTCCTCAATAGAATCATTTGTATCCCATGCTAATTCAATAGATGAAATTTCAGTAGGGAACATATCTACAAATTGATACACAGCACCATCCCCACCAGCTACTGTTTTTTGTGTTACTGTTGCACTAAGTCCTGTCAACTGTGCCCCTGTATTCAACTCTGGATTATTCATAGCAATCATCATATTTTCCAACTCAGTTCTAATACCAAACCCCTCATCATTCAACACAGTGATTTGCCAATCCTCATATGTTCTATTCCCTTGTACTTTCACTACCCTACCCATATATGGTACGTCTACTGAAGCAATAGTAGATGCCGGTATTGATGCAGCTTTAACTAAAAGTTTTGTATCTTGGATAGTTCCGCCAGCAAAACTAACCTCAAATAAATTAGGTCTAGCCCCATTTGCAAACGCCCCTTTAAAACTCGATATATCCATTTTTTTTCTCCTTTTAAATATCTATTATCTGTTGCCAACAACTTCACTAAATTCTACACCATTTCTTACGGCAACAAAATTCAATCGTATGAAATTAATGGATCTACTTGGTTTAATGTATATATCACCAACAAATTGTCCAGCATCAACTACATCTGGTGGATTATTTGTTTCATCACATATTACAGAGAAATCATATACACCTTGTCTAGATTTAACTAAAGTCAAAAACGGTTCAACCATTGCCACGAATTGTGAACGAGTAAAAGTATCATTGAATTCAAATAAAGTATATACTGAAGCTTTAGATATTATTTTTTCAAGCACTATAAATAATCGTCTAACATTAATTCTATCAAACGCAGATGGTCTTGACATAAATGTTTTGTCACCATATAATATAGTACCTTGTCCTGGAAATGATACTATAGGATTGATAGATTTTAAATATAACTTATCTCTATCCATCTTAGTGAAATCCATATATAATTTAACTACATTCTTAATAGTTCCTCTATTAAATCCTGCAGGAGAAAACCATGGATCTTTATCTGTATCAGTTCTAGAGAAAACACCACCCATATCTCCACAAAATGGTACCCAACGATATTTATCATTATATACATCATATTGTCGTTTATAATTAGAATCAGCAACAGCATAAGAAGTAGATATACCTACCGTATCATACCATGCCACGACATTATCTATATCTTTAGTTGCATATACACTTTCTGGTGCAGAAAAAATAGTAACACAGTCTTGACGTGTATTTGACAACTCTATACTATGACGAATGACATTAGTATATAAATCCCCTATCAAATGATATCCACCACTTAATATCATAGAATATTCAATTTGTTCAGGATTTGAAATCACATCAAAACTACTAATAAGTTCTGATGCTGTTGGTGCTTCTGTAGTACCACCAGACAAAACATAAGAAGTATTACTAGAATCTAATGACATATAAACTTCTTTAGTAACTCCATCAATTGTGATTAAATCATTCTTCCATACAAAATTAGTAGGGAATGCACCAGCTTCTTTAAATCCGGCAGGTACTTGTAATGCATATATATATGATGAATTAGCATTAATATAATCAATAAAATTCCTATTTTCAGTACCAGGAACTACTAGAGATTTAGTTAAATTATCAAAAATTTCAAAATTTTCTACAACATTTTGTTTATCGTCTTTAAACACTTCAATTATAACTGCAATATCGTTGTCATCTGTTGGTAATATCGATAATGAATTACCAAGAGGATCATTTAAATATGTAGCACTATCTAACATAGTAACTTTTATTCTGTTACCAAATTCTCCTGGATATCTAGCAGCAAAAACTCCATTTGCTCCATCACCACCTGAATAACTTAACGCTTGTTCTTCTGTTAACATTTGTACCGGATTGGAATCTATATAACTAAATGGAACACCTGTTACGTGTAACGATATCGGAGTAGTACCCGTTATTGATTCTCCTAAATAAAGTTCCGAATATCCTAGAACAGTAGGATATATAGAATACCCAGCATTCTCATTTACCTCAACACCGTCTACTTTGACTTTTATAGCCGTTCCATTAGGTGTTAATCCATCTGCCAAACGAAATGTATTACGTGCTTCCAATGTAACAGTTACACCACCTTCTGATTTGAGTGTATTTGACGAATTAAACTGCCAATCAGATTCAGTAGTAACTACATAACTGCCAGCATTGTGACCTGAGGGTAAAGAATTATCAATCACACCAGCACCAGTAGTCTCTAAAATGTTACCGTCATGATTAATTGTAACTGTCGATACTAAACCGGATGCCGTAACGGTTAGAGGTATTCTAAAATCAGCAACTTGACTATCTGAACTTCTAATTCTAAGATAATTCGCGTCAGAGGTAGTTGATAAGTTGAATCCACCGACAAATAATCCTGTTTTTTCTGCGGTAGTAGTGTAATAATAGTCAAAGCTTTCTTTCAAAAAATCTTTGTAGGTTTGACTGCCATCTCCAAGCCAAGCCGCCATAACACCAGCATACCCAGTATCTAAATCAACTATTGCTTTTAAAGATGACCACGCTGATTGTAAATTATTATTGTTGCTTACACCTGATTCAGAAGTGAACCCCAATAATACATCTAAAGTTGGTTTACCAACTGATGTATCTAAAACAAACGTTGGTGGTATAGTGATGAATCCGGCAGTGCTATCGATAAGTGAACCACCAAATACAAAATCTGTTCTAAATGGTGATGTGGCGGTTACTTGTTTAATCCACCCACGACTTAAATGATTAAATGGCAAATTAATTGAATCGGTGGCGGTATTGACCTTTAATGTAATTAAATCGTCAATATCATCTCTGACATTTGAACTAGAATAATTACCTAACCAATCCACAGGGATATGTGCGTTTAATTGCCATGTTCCTGGAGTAGTAGATGTCAATTCCGCATCTACTAAAGCCCCGACTAATTCTCCTAATGGATATGACCCACCATTTCCCCAATCTTTTGCATATTGGTCTTGCGTATTACTTCTATTTTTAAATGGTAATTCTGAAGATACATCAGTTGAATATACTGCTAATGTATCTGTATCTGTTGCCAATGTTCCTGAAATAGCATTTACTGCATTTACTCCGACTGAACGAACAACTTTTAAACTTTGTGCGTAATTTAAAAAATTACTTGCTGTAAAAAACGGTTTATAATTAGATTCTGTTGGTTTACCAAATACCAATTTTAATTCATCAACGGTTGATATGGTCGTTGCTTGACCAACAGGCCCCCATGAAAAATCACCAACCATAGCGGCAGATGTTGTTGCCGTTTGTGGAACTGATGTACTAAAATCAAACTCTCTTACACTTACTCCTGGACTGACTTGAAATGCCATTGTTCGTCTCCTTTTTATTATTAATGGATATTTATCTTAGATATAAATATTTATAATATTTCATATTTCTATCCCCATATATCACCATTTTTATCTACTGTTATTTCTTTAGGTTGTGTATTATTTATAAAACCAAACGGTAACAACTGATCCTCTATATACTGAATTCGTTCTTTATATATTTCCTTTCTAATGTCAATATCCGATAAATCTTTAAAATATGGGTCAGTTGTTGTCCATGAAAACAATATTAAAGTATCTACTAAATCGTCATTACGACCACTATCTGCTTCGTATTTCAATCCCTTACTAATAAAAGAACATAATTCATCAATTGTATTAAAATCATTTATAATTAATTTATCTTCTTCTATCAATGATTTCAAGTTATAACAACCTGCCTTTTTAGTTGATTTTGTTGTTCTAAGTCCTATATTAACTTTTTTACCGTATTCATTAGATATAAACTGTCCCTTTCTGGCGTCAGTTTTAGTCATTATCATATTATTATATTCCATTTCTTCATATAATATGTCTGATATTTGTTGTCCTATATCATTAATTTCTACTAATATATATGCTTCATTATATAAATCTGCTGCAAATTTTATTATATTTGGGTATAACATTGGTGGTATTTCATTTGATCTATATGTTGCAACTTGAATATATGGCAATTCAGTTGCATCTATAATAGAAAATGCAGAATAATCCGCACCTTTAGCTCTAGACACATCAACCGTTAACCAATATATATGATCTGGAATTGGTTCATTATATATTAATAAATTATTATCATATAACTTCTTAATTGGAGTAGAATATGATAAACATTTCAATTTACTACCATTAATTAGGGTATTAGAACTTCCTAAAAATTCACACTCAAATTCTTGTTGAAATTGTAATTCAGAAGTATTATTTATTGTTAGTTGTTTCCATGTCGAATCTCTACCAGGTAATTCCGACCAATGCACCTCTAAATTTTGATATGAGCTTCTACCTTGTATAGAATCATTCCATAATTTATAAAAATGATTCATACCATATGGTGTAGATACTATAATTACTTTACTACTATTACCAGATGATATTGTTGGATAAACTGATCTAAAGAAATCTTCTGCCATTTCGTTAGGAACAAATGCAAATTCATCTAAAAATAATATATTAAATGAACTACCACGTACAGAACTAGAAGAAGTTGCAGATGCTAGAACCTTACTACCATTTTCTAATTCTATATTAGTTCTATTCCATACAACAACACCCTGTTGTAACCAAAGTGGTAATGTTTCATAACTTCTTTGCAATCTACTCAATAATTCTCTTGCAGTAGATAATTTATTAGCTAAAACAGCAATAGATATGTCTTTAGTAAATAATATTTGATGGAGGAAATAACTTATACATGTTATAGACTTACCAGATTGTCTTGCCATTTTACAAATAGTGAATCTAGATTCCATGAAAGTATTTATCATATTTTCTTGAAAATCGTACAACTCAAATGGAACAAGACCCTTATCTACATTTATAATTTTAACATAATTTTTTATAAAATATGTTGGATCATCCATACATCTAATGTATTCTTCTGTTTGTTCTTTAGTCCATTCTATTTCAACGCCTGGGGATTTTAACCGTGGATTCTGCTTATAAATCTCCATCGATATCCTTCTTCTTCTCTTTTATTAATGATAAAAAATCAGCAGTATTTCCAACGAACACATTATTATTAACAATCTCCTTTTTATTTTTTACACCTTGTCTTTTCATATCCATCTGTAATTCTATTAAATCCTTACTGAGATTACCAGTAACTTTTAATAATTGACCAACCACTTCAAATGCTCTAGGGTGTTCCGTCTCTTTAGCTACGGACAATAATGTTGCTATAGAATCTTCTCCAACTTCAATTAAATTGTTTAAAGTATTAATGGTATTATTATAATTCTCTTTAATAACAATCTCATCTTTTTTTTCTGAAGGTATAATATCTTTATTAGTATCAACAGTTTCAACTATATCATGAGATGGTTCTATACCTAACACATCATTCAACTTCTTTTCCACTTTATTCATAATTTGTAACATCCTCTGCAAATCCATAATCATCAGACGACAACTGATCCTCGTCTTTAGGAGCCACCGATTGATCGGAATACGATGTATTATCCGAATCTAAATTCCCAACCCCAGAACCAGAACCACGAACCACCTTTTTTTCCTTTGCATTACCATACAAATAACCCTTTAAGGTGAATCCTAAAGTCCATATAATTGCACGTTTAGTGAAAAAATCTCCATCATAATCATCTTCTAATGAAACAACATTTAATACTAAAGGTGTGTCCCGTACCAATGAATCATCACTTAATTCCTTTATAGGGATATTAAATGTTGGTGTGAAATACGGTAATATTTGTTCAAGTATTTGAGTTCCATCATCCGCATTTTTTACCATTATAAATAAATCAATGTCAATATCATATGGTACTGGATGCTCTATAAATGTTTTTGACGTTGTGGTTTCTTTGTGAGTATATCCAGAAATTTTAGATAATTTACGTTCACCATCATATTGCATAGATGTTATTTCAAACGCAATCCTTGGTAATTCTATAGTTTTATCATCACCATGTATTAATGCCATAAATTTTTCACTTGGACCATATGATAACGGTACTTTAATACTCTTCTTTATAGTATCATCTGAATTGCGTCTTACTATTGTTATATCATTGAAAATAGAACCAAACGCAATCACATAATTTCGTATTATACTGTTATATTGTTCATCATTACCTAACATATTATATCCTATTAATAAGTCTCACTAAATGGGTTTTTAACTGAAAAATCTATAACTTCATCAGCTTTACCATCTATAATAATATTATCCGCAGTCACACTTGTTTCGTTGAATATATATTCATGTGTCGCACCTAACATATATATAGACTCTGATGTATCACCTTTCACATTATTATTTTGAATAAAATTACCATTCAAATCGTTTAATTTCAATACCTTAGTACCACTATTCCATGATATAACCTTACCCGATGCTGTTAATGTGTCTATATCAACACCCTGATATACTATCTCATCTATAATAAAATCACCAGAACCAGAACCTAATGTGAAATCAACTGATACCACGTTGTCATTAATATTGGCATTATCATCAATAAATTCTAATCCAGTATCAATAACTTCATGTGAAAAATCAAATAATTCTGTAGTTATTTTATATATATATTGTTTTCCTAATTGAAAAAATGGAACATCATCTTCAATAAATGTTATTGAAAATATCTTATCAGCTAATGGAAAATATAATAAATCTCCAGCTAATGGTTGATCCATCCCAGTTTCATATTGAAATCTTTCAATAGATACGTGTGTTATTAATTGATCTTTAATTTCTAAACCAAATTTAGATAAAAAGTCACCCTCACCCTCCCAACCGTTGGCAGTTTCTATATACATTTCAATTAAAAATGAATCACGAAATTCAACTAATGTACGTTCATTAAAAATAGTGTCTTCATTCACACTATCTCGTTTTATATAATAGAAA